AATGGAACGCAGAAGTCACAAGGTGCGCCATACTCTTTCAAGAAAGGTTCTGGAAGCAAACCTGCAAAGGGGCAAATGTCGCCAATGCAAAAGGCTATCTACGATTGGATGACAATCAAAGGCATAAGACTACGCGATAAGTCGAGTGGAAAGTTCAAGAAGTCAACCGAAGAACTGAAACAACAGGTTGCAAAACTAATAATGTTCAAAGTTAGACGCGACGGAATCAAGGGGTGGAAAGCGTTTGACTACGCAATGGAGAACATTTGGGACGAATACGAAGCAAAGGTGGTCGCAGCATATCAAAAGGACTTCACCGCAACAATAGAAAATCAATTTAACGAGATACAATAATGGCAATTACAATAGACGATCAACCATACCAATACACACCTATCGGGCAAAGACTTATGCTCGTTGCTTCTTCAACGAATGTGGCTAACGCAGGGTTTCGCTTTGTGTTTGACTTCGGTTCGTTTCAAGTGAACGTACAACCAAACGCAGCGAACAAAGGAATCTTAGACCTTGCGCCTATATTCAGAGAGAAATTACAACACGATGCAAACCAACATTTCAACACGACAGATGCGGAAAGTACAAGCGTCGCGTTTATTTCTTGCACAATCAAAGAAGGTTGGTTGGTCGACGGAGTGTTCACGGTAAGTGGTAGCGGAATGGCTGACATTGACGACGTGTACGCGTTCCTTGCGGAATACCAAGTAAGCGACGGATACAAACCTAATCCGAACACACGCTATGCGCTCGACGGCATCACGAAGTACGCAATGAGCGAAAGAAATGTTGACACGCACAAATGGATTGAAGCACCTTCACGCGGTCTTTCAAACGATTGGGTATACGTTCCAACGCGCGTGGCTGACTATGGTGTTTTATACGCACCTTCTGAAACAACATTACTTGCAGATAACGATTTCGACATAGTGGTTTTTTCTTCGTACGACAACAACGACGATTTGATAGACACGCAGTTTTTACCTTTGGCTGACAATCCTTCAATCGTGAATGTGGTTGGTGCTTTTTACGCTAACGTCAATTTGTGGGGTGGGTTAGATTTAACAGGTGCTAAATACTACACAATACAATTTGGAAAAGAAACAACCTTCCCTATTTACACACCTTCTTCACGCGTGTATTGTTTTTACCTTGTCGCTGACGATTGTCGCTTTGACAATGTGCGTCTGGGTTGGACGAATACTTGCGGTGGGGTGGATTACTTCAACTTCACGAAGAAGAGCGAATTGTCGTATTCGTACGATCGTAAGCAATACCAAAAAGTGGTAGGAAGTTACAACGCTTCAACCTTTGGTTTCAACAACTTCGACAGAGGAGCAACCGACCGCTATGTAACAACGACGAAAGGGTTGCAAATAAATAGTGATTGGGTGTCCGTTGGTGAGTTCGAATTGTTACAAACGCTTTGTCGTTCAAACGACGTGTTTATAATTAACGACGACGGAACAATGACACCTGTTCTTGTTGATACTCAAAACTTTGTTATCAAGGACGAACGCTACTCTAAACTTTACAATGTTACTTTGAATTTGAAATACTCTCAACCTGTTGGCTTATGATGAATCAAGTAATACTTACGCTTACTGACAACGACGGAAACAGCGCGATTCTCGACCTTTACGAAAACGAGAAGATGCACTTGAACTACAAGTTCACAGATATAACCGACTTCGCTTCCGTAGGTAACTACTCACAGGAGTTTCGCGTTCCTGCAAGTAAGACAAACACGGACTTCTTCGGTGCTATCTTCAACGTAAATTTCGACGGATGGTTTGACTTTAGAAAGAAGGTCGACGCTGTGTTAACGGTGAACACAATACCAATAGCAAGTGGTCACATTCAAGTAAAGAAGTTGTACTGGCAAAGTGGTAAGTTGTTCGAATTTGAGGTAGTGTTTTTTGGTGAAGTTCCAAACCTTGCAAGACTATTAAATGAAAAGAAACTCAAAGATATTGAATCGATTGTCGCGGGTGATTTGGACTACGATTTACTTCACGAAAATGTTGAAACACCACCTAATGCGCACACGATTTTAACGCTATGCGATAAGTGGAATTTAACAGCAAGTAATACGGAAGGACAACCTGTCTATACTTGTTCGACGAGATAATGAGCGACGCAGGGTTGCAGTATTCGAGTGACTATCTTGGAGAAATACTTGAAGACGTTTACGTTCCTTTCGTGAATGGTCAGTATTTGAATAGTTCGTTAGGGTTAAACGATAACGCTTCAAATCTTGCGATTGCTTCAGACGTTAACGGACTGACATTTGCACCTTCAAATAACATTTACAATTTATACAGCGCGTTAACTGAATACGAAGACGCGGGATCAAATTGGAGCGGTGGTATATTTACAGTTCCTTATACAGCGCAATACACATTCAGACTTGCGGCAAATGGTCGTGTAAATACTTTGAACGGACAAGACTTCGGAAACTATCCTGTTCGAATTATGGTTTACGTTAACGATGTTTTTACTTACGAATACGAATTACTTCAAACAAGTTATTTGTTCTTTTTGAACACAACGCAAACCTATTCTTTTAATGGTGGTGATACGGTTAAATTCAAATTGCAAATTTTACCGCAAGATTCAACAGCAGGAACATTCACTTGGGACGTTGATTTATTTGGTGACGCAACGGTTTCTCAATTTGGAACAGGTTTAGAAATTGTAAGTATTGGAACGTCTTTAACAGGTGACCAAGTAGTAATGGAGTTCAACGCTCCAGATATGAAGCAAATCGATTTTATAACGTCAATTCAAAAGATGTTCAACCTTGTTTTCGTGGCTGATAAGACGCTACCAAACACGCTTCGAATAGAACCAATGGTTGAATACATCGCAAGTGGAAATACGCTCGATTGGTCGCAGAAACTCGACTTGTCGAAAGACATTATGTACTCACCAACGACTGACCTTCAGAAGGCGAAATTCTCTTTCACATACGCAAGTGATTCAGACTTTTTCAATTCGGTATACACAGACAACGGACGCGTGTACGGACGTTATGAAGTAACCGAATCAGACTTTGAAGTAATCAATGAGTTTGCAACAGGCGAAGAGAAGGTTGAGTTAGCTTTCGCGTCTACACCTTCCGCACCTGTCGAAAATACAGATGTTGTTGTTCCTAAATTCTTGAATGCTGAAGGACAATTCGTACAACCAAAACCGCGCATACTATACTACTTCGCTGACTTCTTTGTCAATATGTACGACGAGGTTTCGGATAGCGTTGTACAAACAGCGGTGAAGTGTTTGAACAACTACTCGACAATGAACGCAACGGTGAGCGACAAAGACTTAAACTTTGCTCCCGAAATACCACCGCATACAATCATTGCGAATCCATATGACAACCTTTACAATCGTTGGTGGAGAAACTACTATCGCGAGTTATTCGACGGACAGGCGCGCATATTAGAGGGTATGTTTGCTCTTAGCTTAAACGACATATTCAGCTTTCAATTTAGCGACAAGATATGGATTATCGATTCTTGGTGGAGAGTTCTTGAAATTCAAGGCTACGTTGTAGGCGAACAAGACCTAACGAAAGTGAAACTTATTCGCGTTCTCGACATCGAAAATGGGTGCGACCTTATACCTGTTTCCGCTAATCTTGACCAATCATTGAATTGGGAAACACCGAATGGTGATCCTGCGACGATAACACAAGATTGTTGTCTTCGTTTCGGTTACAATTGGAACAGCGCGAAAAACAACTGCTACTCACAACCCAACAACGGAACGCGTTCATTCATAACACAACAAGCACCATCACTCGCACCAACGCGCTTCGGTGCGCCTGTTAGTTTTAGTGGTTCAATTAGTCAGCCAGTAAGAACGATTACGACCGACTACGTTGTAACGAATTTTGACAGAATGATTTTCGTTGACACGACAGGTGGAAGCGTGACGGTTTACTTGCCTTCAGCAACGACGACGGCAGGACGTGAATTGATAATACAAAAGAGCGTAGCGGCTAACGGAGTAACAATACAAGCATACACAGGAGAAACGGTTGAAGGAAGCGGAAGCGTGACGTTGAGCGCAATGGGTGACACAATAACAATTATATCAAATGGAAGCGACTTCAAAGGAACATCTACAAAATAAAGCAGGCGCAATGGTCGCTTGTTTAGAGTTTATTAAGTTGAACGTCAAGAGCGAAAGTAATTTCGGACGTATTGCAAGTGGTAAAAGAAAACTACAAATGTGGAAGCACTACGCGTGGAAAATTACTCGCATTTCGGTAAACGTCGCGTTCTGGATATTTATCTTATATAAACTACTCTCATAATGGCGAATACAGTTGATTTTAACGTAGGCACAAACGCAATGACCGTCCTCAATCAGACGGCTGACGCGGCAGAAAATACAGCGAAAGGATTCACATCTGCGAAGGCTGAACTTCGTGCCTTGAATCAGCAATTGTTGCAGATGGATTCTTCGAGTGAAGAGTTCAAGAAAGCGTCCGCTCGTGCTGCTGAGTTGAAGGATAACATTTCCGACTTGTCGGCTGAGATTAGTGCCAACGCAGGTAACGCTTTTGAAGGTCTTTCGAATAACATCGGTTTGTTTGGTTCACGCTTAATGGACTTAGACTTAGCAGGTGCAGGGCAAGCATTGAGTGGAATGGGAAATGCTGTTTCTCGTATTGATTTTAAGACAGTAAAAGATGAAGTTGGTGGTTTAATAAAAGGACTTGCGGATTTAGGAAAAGCAATTTTAGCAAATCCTATCTTGTTGTTAGGTGGAATTATTGCAGGAATTATAGTAAACTGGAAAGAATTTGCAGCATTATTCAAAGGTGAAACAGTAGTATTAAACTCACTTAAAAAAGAGTTAGGTGCGTTAGAAGCACAAAATGCAGCAATAAAAAATAAAATCACTTATGCAAAAATGTATGGTGATTCATTGTATAGTCAATATGTTCTTTCTCAACAATTATTAGAAAATGAAATAAAACAAGAGCAAACAAAAAAACGAATAGCAGAAATTCAAGATGATTCTGAAGCATCAGAAGAAGCGAGAAAGAAAATTATTGAACTGCAAAACAAAGCGTTATTAGAACAAAATCAACATATAGTAGATTATTATAAAACTATTGACAAAGCAAATTTAGTTTCAAATGATGCTGCTAAAATTGAAAATGAAAAAAGAAAAGCAACAGAAGAATATAATAGTGCTTTAGAAGAAACAAGAGCAAAACTTATTCAATTAAGAGCTGACCGTAAACTTTCTTTGAGTGGTGTTGGAAATGCTTTTGATATTCAAGTGTATGAAGATAATGAAAAGAAATTATTAGATGCAATTGACAAGACTAATAAAACAATAGATAAAAGAGAATCTGACGCAAGAAAAGAAAGACGAAAAAATATACAAGAAGAAGAAGATAAAAAAGAATTAGACCGTCGTAAGAAATTAAACGACGATATGATGGCTGAAGATGACCGAATGCAAAGCATAGGAACTGATGACTTAATATCAAGACAAAAAGAAAGAGGTGATAAACAACTGTTAACTGAAATGCAGATTCACGCAAATCTTACAGCGTTAAGAGCAGATCAATCAAAAGCAGATATTGAAGAATTAAGAAAGGCAGAAGAAGCAAAAGCAAATCTTCGCGTCGATGCTATGCGAACTTCTTTATCTATTATTAGTGATTTAGCAGGAGCATTTGCAGGAGATAGCGAAAGACAACAAAAGAAAGCGTTCCAAATTCAAAAAGGAGTAAGCATTGCAACGGCTACAATAGACACTTACTTAGCAGCGCAAGGAGCGTATGCTTCACAAATGAGTATTAAGACACCAGACGCACCTATTCGTGGAGCAATAGCAGCAGGTATCGCAATTGCTCAAGGTCTTGCGCGTGTTGCTATCATAAGCAAACAACAATTTAATGGTAGTGGTGGAACAAGCGGTGGCAGCGGTAGTGGAAGTGTACCACAAGCGGGAGGTTTAAATTCTCCTTCACCTGCGAACTTCGCCTTTGTAGGCAACCAACCCAACCAACAACAACCACCGCTTCAGGCTTATGTCGTTGGAACGCAAGTAAGCAGCAATTTAGAGGCACAACAATTAATTCAAAACCAATCAAGATTAGGAGGATAAACAATGAAAAAAATTAAAGTTATTGAATACGGAATCGACGACGCGGGACTTCTCGGAGTATACGCGATAAGCGTAGTTGAACAACCTGCAATCGGTGTTGATTTCGTAGCATTAAGCGAACAACACAGCGTGAAGTTCAAAGAAGACTTTAGAGGTCTTTTGTATGGTGCGTTATTGATTCCCGATCAATTGATATACCGACGCAATGAAGACACGGACGAAGAATACTACGTTAAGTATTCAAAGGACACCATTCGCGCAATTGCTTACAACTACTTGAAACAAGCAAACCAAAACAACGCAACAGTTGAACACGCGAAAGTGGTTGACGGAGTTAGTCTTGTTGAAACGTGGATAATCGAAGGGGAGAACGACAAGTCGAAGAACTTCGGGTTTGACCTTCCAGAAGGAACGTGGTTCGGTTGTATGAAAGTGGACAACGAAGAAGTGAAGAAACAAATACAAAATAAAGAAGTTCTTGGTTTCTCAATTGAAGGAAATTTTATTGCAGAGAAAGAAATGTATTTGAGTAAGCACGAAGAATTTGCAGCACTTCTTGATGAAATAAACGAACTTTTAAAAGAAGAATAAATGAATATCGAAGCAGGGGGTTTCTTTAAGTTGGAATTGTTCAACGATGACGCTAACCTGTTTCTAAATGCGCTCACGAAGATAACGAATGAGGGCGGTAAAATGGGTTTTAAGACGTACGGATTGAGTGAAGATGAATTGAAAGTATTGAATACTATTCTCGACAATTTAGGATAAAAAAACGGAGGGTAATCACTCCCTCCGTCAAACCTAAAAATCAAATTCAACCTATGAAAAAGCGAATTACGA